ACAAGAAGAAGCTCTGACCGAATCCGACGCACAAGAAGAAGACCTCCCTGATTCCGACACACAAGAAGAAGACCTCCCTGATTCCGACACACAAGAAGAAGACCTGACCGAATCCGACACACAAGAAGAAGACCTCCCTGATTCCGACACACAAGAAGAAGACCTCCCTGATTCCGACGCACAAGAAGAAGCTCTGACCGAATCCGACACACAAGAAGAAGCTCTGACCGAATCCGATGGTCAACGTGGTGGTGCAGAAAATGAAGAAATGGATAAAAATCAAGTTTCAGAAGAAGATGATATTAATTTTGAAGATAACGAAAATAAAATAAACTCAATGTTAGGTTCAACCGGATTAAGCAATACTATGAATTACAAATATACAAAACATCCATATCTACTTCGTCATAGTTTTGAATATAAACAAGATGTTCTTGATAAATACGGTCGTATATTTTCGCCAAATGAATTAAAAAAATACAGTAGCAAAATACATAATATTTGTAATATTATCAAAAAATCAAAGGGTATTGTTATGATATATTCACAATATATTGATAGTGGCGTTGTTCCAATCGCACTGGCATTAGAAGAAATTGGATTTTCAAGATTTGGAAACGCAAGTCATACCAAATCTCTTTTCAAAGAAGCGCCGACGGACGCAATCGACGCATTAACGATGAAACCAAAAAAAGAATTGGATGACCCGAGTCAATTCATCCCTGCCAAATATACTATGATTACTGGCGACAAACATTTTTCGCCAGATAATTCTGCAGATTTAAAAATAATTACTAATAAGAAAAATAAATACGGCGAAAATGTAAAAGTAGTATTGATAACCAAAGCCGCGGCAGAAGGATTAGATTTCAAAAATATAAGACAATTGCATATATTAGATCCTTGGTATAATGCAAGTCGCATTGAACAAATTATCGGGCGTTCCGTACGTAATTTAAGCCATTGTGAATTGCCATTTGAAGAAAGAAACGTGGAAATATATTTACACGCAACCAAAGGTAGATACGAAAATGAAACTGCCGATATGTATGTATATCGTTATGCTGAGAAAAAAGCAATACAAATTGGAAAGGTTTCTAGAGTCTTGAAAGAAAGTGCGGTGGATTGTATTTTAAATATTGGTCAAACCAATCTTACATTGGAAAAATTAACGGAGAATGCCAATAACCAGAAGATAGATATACAATTATCATCCACCAATGATGATAAGACGATTACTTATGAAATTGGAGATAAACCATATACAGAATTATGTGATTATATGGGTTCTTGTAATTACGTATGTATTCCAAACGAGGTGCTTACTTCAGACAACACTTCAAATCAAACATACAATGAACAATACTTGAAAACTAGTTTTTCTACCATTCTTAAACGTATTCGGGAATTAATGCGAGAACAATCCTTTTTTTCCAAAGAAGAATTTATCAAAAAAATACAGTATAATCATACGTATCCAATTGAACATATTGAGTATGTTTTGGATACTTTGATAAATAATAAAAGTGAATATGTTTTAGATATCTATGGTAGACCTGGGTATTTAATAAATAAAGATCAATATTATGTATTTCAACCATTTGAAATATCAGATGAATTTGCATCTTTGTATGATCGCATACGACCAGTTGACAATAAAATCAGAGCATTGGACATAGAATTGCCTTTGGAAAAGGAAAGGGAAAAAAAAGAAACTGCAAAAAAATCAAACTCTTCCGAGAAAACAAATATGAATTTTCAGAATTATATGAGTGAATTGAATAATAATATTGACTATATCAACCAAGAGAAGGATATACGTAGACAAATGAAGGAAAAATACAGCAATTTAGAATCTATGAATAAACGGGTATTATCACATATGAGAGAACAATACGCAATTAAAGTAGATAATATGGACTGGTATAAAAATGCAGGAATCATATATGATTTACTAACAACTAATTTACAAATAAGTGAAAAGACGTTGAATAAATTGTTCGTTCATCATTATTTAGATATGTTGAATGTAAATGGTCATTTAACAATTTCCGCATATCTATATTCCGAAAATATCAATGAAATACCCAACAAAGACATATTAATTGAATATTATGATAATAAAAAATTAAAACATAATAATAAGGAAGCAATATATTTACCTTCAAATACTAAGAATATACTCTATATTTGGAATGAAAATCACTGGATACCAGGAGAACCCACAGATATATTATTATTTGAAACTATTATTGACGAAAGGTTTTCGATAGCTAACCATACCGTAAACGATATTTTCGGATTTGTGAGTTATTTCAAAAAAGAGTATGTATTTAAGGTACGAAATTTAAAACAAGATAAAAACAATACAGGTGTTATTTGTGGATCTCTGGGCAAAACTGATATATTACATCGCATTGAGCCTATTATTAAAGAGAATCCACATAATATAGAAAATTGGCCTGCATATGAATCCATTGACTTTGATAGTATATTAAAACCAGGACTATGCGTATTCATAGAATGTCTTATGCGATATTACAATGAATTAAACAATGGTAAATTTTGGTTTTTGAACACTCTTCAAATAAATTACAATAAATCGATTCGGAAGTAAAAATTGATAAACATATAATAACATAAAGTTATTATATACTATTATATTAAGATGGCTGCTGATAAAGACGAAAGAAAAGTATACGGGGTATATTCCCCGGCAGTTTTAACAAAAAAAATTATATTATCTATGAATGAAGTAGGTAAAAATTTGAAACAAAATTTAGAACTAAAGTTGCAATCGATGAGCGAGGGAAAATGTATTCCAGAAGGATACATTAAGCACGGTTCTATTAAAATTTTAACATACTCCTCTGGAAATGTATTCAATGCAAACATTGAATTTCAAACCGTATATGATTGTATGATTTGTTATCCGGTAGAAGGACAATTGGTTGAATGTAAAACAAAAGCGATAACCAAAGCGGGTATACACGCAGAAGCAATTGACGCAGATGGCATTATTCCGATTGTTATCTTTATCGCAAGAGATTATCATTTTACAAACAAAGAGTTTGCTGACGTGAGAGAGGGTGATAAATTGGTCGTATCTATTATTGGTATATCTTATAATTTAAACGATGAATATATAACAGCGACTGCAAGTTTACATTGATATGAACAATAATATAATAAAAATATGAATTACTATATTATTTAAGCGGTTTTCGTAGGATTCAAACACATTTTTTCATTAGGAAATACCTGTCCTGACATACATTTGGTCGAGTCCTTTACCGAAACACAACTATGTTTACCTTGATATTCGCCAATTAAACACCAAGATGTTTTATCTGAGGTCATTGGTTTTTGAATAGGTGTTTCACTTTTATCATCTACCGGCTCATTCTTGGACATATTATTGTTCTGTATATTCATTTCGTTGTTCATATGTTTACTGGAAACGTCTCCCGCTTGGTTTGTTGTAGCGGTCGATTCTGAATCCGTATCTTTTTTATATGCCATATGCGAAAACAACGGATCAGTATACTCAATTAAGTTATCTATACTCCTCCCTAAAAGAGATAGTAAATCCATCCCCAAAAAAAGTGTTATAAATACAATCAATAAAAGAATCACAATTACTACATTAATGCTAAATGAATTATTTGAATAGTTATTTGAATTCAAGGGTTGTGTGGTCGTTTCAAAACTTTGATTCATTCTATATACATATTTGAAGATTTAAATCACCACCAGATATTAAATATTTAAAAAAATCATTTAGATATTCGTTTAGTAGTAAGTATTATAGTATCCATTATAGTAATGAGAATATTCAATATGTTAGAATCTTTGTTATTTCTCACGTTAGGTATCAGCTGTGTGCTACTATTAATGCTTATTTATCATTTCAAACAACGACTTACTCAGTTAGAACAAAGTAATGAAACTATGTTTGATATTCTAAACAATATGGTTCACGAATTATCAGACTTGAAACGGCAAAAACACCCAATTACTACAATTCCCTTTTCAAATGATTATGTGCCAAATAATAGTAGAATAGACGTTGAACTAAGTGAGGATCCTGAAAATAGCGACGAAAGTGAATATGATTCTGAAACCGAGACAGAAAATGTTTCTATAATGTCGAGTGATTCTGACTCACTTCCTGATTTAATAAGTAATCAAGAAGACACTGAACAAGTGAAATTGGTTAATGTCAACATTGATGAAACTTTAGAAGATATTTCTACTCTTGATCATCATCCCGACGACTATAACGCTGGAAACACCGACGATGACCTGGAAGATAATGGGAATTTGGTAGATTTAGATGTTTCTCAAATAGAAGAAATACATATTGATAAGTTGAACCAGACGAACCATTTAGAAGAAGTAGATACTGCTTCCCAAACGTCTGTCAATACGACCGATATTCATAAAAAAATGACGGTTGTTGCTTTGAAATCATTAGTTATTGAGAAAGGACTAGCAAGTGATCCGAGTAAATTAAGAAAACCAGAATTGATTGAACTATTAGAATCAAATATGTAATTAATAAAAAACAAATATATTATTATAATATAAAATTATATTATAATGCTTTCTAATATTTTTTCTACATCTCAACCACTAGGGTCGGCGTATCCTACTATGAAAGAAACGATTCCCTTATCTGAACGAGGATATCATACCAATAATAAGTATAACAATATCCCACCATTCATGAACGACGGGCGTTCTATTACAAATACTAACCAACAGCAATCCGTAATGAACGCAAAATTAGCAGAAGATAATAAAATTACATCTAATTGGCAATACCGTGAGTATTTGACAAAAAATGCCGAAAGTATTATGAGAGATAATTATTTCAACTCCGCAAACGACGTTGGTTATCATTCCAGAGCGATAGATGTCCCGAGTATTCAATCTAATATAATCAAACAAACCACTCACTCTCCTGGTATATTTTCCTCCATTCTTGATAGCGAAAAACCACTTGGATTTGCTAGCGGAGACTTGAAAGATAATTATTTGAGCCGCGAACAGTTGTATGCAAGAAAAGTCTCTCCTGTTATTACACAAGAAAAGCTTTATTTTAATAAACGTACAACCGATGTAAATAACAACGAATTAAACGATAAAAAAAAAGTCCGCTTTGATGCATAAGTATTTTATATCATATGAAACATAAACAAAATGTATATGTTTCATATAAATAATGAATATCATAAGTTTTGATGTTGGTATCAAAAATATGGCATATTGTATATTATCATATGAAAAAAAACAAAATATACAAATAAAAAAATGGGGGGTTTTGAATTTAATGGACACAGAAAACCCGCATACAATTACGTGTAATTGTCTATTAAAAACAAAAAAAAAAGATAATATATGTAATAAAAAAGCCAAATATAAAAAAAACGACCGTTTTTTCTGCGAATCTCACGCAAAAAAAGACACGATTTTTTCCATTCCTACAAAAGAAATGGAAATGCCATTTTTAAAGAAACAAAAAGTGGATGAATTGTTAAAAATAGCAAGATCACATCTTTTACTTCTCGACGAAAAAAATATCAAAAAAGACAACATTATATCGGCTATATATAATTTTTATAACAATAAAAAATTAGAGGCAATGTATACAAAAAAGAAAACCAATGCAAACGAAACAAATCTTATAACTATTGGGAAAAATATGAAACACCTACTTAATGACATACCAGAAATTTTAGATATAAATGTGGTACTTATTGAAAATCAAATATCTCCTATTGCAAATAGAATGAAGACGATTCAGGGTATGCTTGCACAATATTTTATTATGAAAAATGAATCTATTGATATCTATTTTATATCATCTTCTAATAAATTGAAACAATTTCAAAAATTAAATTTACAATATAATAATGATCGTGAAATAAACGAAACTTCCATAAATGTAAATCCAAATTATAAGGCAAATAAGTTGAACGGTGTGTTAATTACAAATATTATTTTAAATGAAAATGAACAATTCAATCAATGGAAAGACAATATGAATACACCAAAAAAAGATGATCTAGCCGATTCTTTTTTACAAGGATTGTGGTATTTCAAAGATAAAAATATTATATATTACGCGGAGGATTTAAAAATAAAACATGTATAATTATCATAATGGACGTAATTGATATTGGTGCATCTAACATTGGAGACCCGATTTCTATCAACGTAAATGAAAAATCAACTATTCCCTCCAATGTAAGCTTTGGTTCAGGAATCGAATTACTAATGAATGATAAAAATAAATCATCTTCTAACGATTCCATAAAAATAGATTTAGGAGATTTGAATGATCTTGAAAATGAACTGAATGACTTATCTAGCGGTAATCAACTCGAAAATGAAACTACTCAAAACAAGGATGCAAAAACATTGACAGGAATGGCTAGTGATCTTTTCGGGTTAGGTGGGTTTTCTAAAACAAATGACACAACAAGTGAACCAATTGAAATGAATTTAGATTCGACTACTTCTAATATAGGACATGCGACAAGTGAATCTATCGGTAATTCGAAAACGTGGGATGGTTTTTCTAAAATGAACGATGTTCCATCTATGCCATCTATGCCGTCGATGTCTGACCGTGAAAAAAGAAGAAAAAAACGAATGATATTAAAAAAAATGGAGGATTGGTATGCGAAAGGTCAGGTAAAACAGAATTCAGATTTAAATATGGATTCATCCTATGAAGAAATA